TCTTGATAAAATTAGTGGTCCACATTTTGTATTGCAAAACAAAGGAGATATTATACCAAAAAAATATATAAATAATATCGGTTCACTTTTTAGAGAATATAAATCAAAATTACCAAATAGATATTCGGTAATTTATACAGAAGTAAAAAATATAAGACTTACAAATACATTAGGTACAGTTAACGTATCTAAAACTAAAAAAATAAGCTTTTAAAAAAAGTGTTACTTTGCCGAAGGTACCTTGCCAATTAACATCGAAGACGGTAGAGGTACCTTGCCGATTAACATCGAAGACGGTAGAGGTACAAAAAAATAAGCTTTACAAAAATTCCATTGTTAAAGCTCCTTTGTCAATAATTAATACATTATAAGAAACTGCAAAAACATATAAAGTTAAATCTACATTATCAGGTGGTAATTTTAAAAATAATGTAATATCATTAAATTTAGAAGCATTTAAAGATCCAGTTGGTTGATTATCTTCAGGTTTTATACAAAATGGTATTGTATAAACATATTTTGTTGGTATTACAGAATGAATATTATCTGGAAATACACTTCTATAATAAAACTCTGGAAGACTATCAAAACGTAATTTCCCATCTAATAACAAAGAAACTTCTTTAATTAAAGGAGTATCATCTGGTGTTTTTGAATATACAAAATAATTATTATTCTCTATATTTCTATTCTCTACAGCAAAAAATATAAATTCTTTACATGGATAATTAAATCTTAATTTACTACTATATACATCAGTATTATGCAATATTAATTCATTACCATTATATTGAACCTGTTCTATGATATATTGATGCTTTTCTTCTAAAAATTTTTTTCTAATGACATCATCTAAAAATATATATTCTGATATTATATTGGCACTTATAATAGATACTGGAGATGGTTCATTTCCATCATAGTTTATACATTCTGAAAAATTTTTTAACTTGAAACTTATCTTTACATCTTGATAAGACATGCAAAATAATGGTAAAGCACAATTATATTGTTTTGTAAACCAAAAATCTAAAGGAATTATTAAATCAACGTATTTTTCTGCATTGTATTTACTTGCAACATACGTATCAGATTTTAATAACATTAAATTTTTACCTACACGTTTCGAAGATGATGTTAATTCATCCCAAGCATTTGAAAATTGAGGATATATTTTGTCAACGATCTCTCCCCCAATCTGTAATTCTATAAAATCATCAAATATAGCATATCCTAAGGCATCAGTCCAAGATGCGTATGTACCACCATTTTTTACAATAGGTGGTAATCGCAAATGCAAATGTATTTTTGATAATAAATCTCCTCTTTTTGGAATATCGCATGTTATTCTTTTACCAAATGTTACATTTTCATTAAATACTAATTTTACAGTTTCTGTTGCAAAATTCACATAACGATAATAGTTATACTTGAAAATATTTATTTGAGGATCTTTTGTTAAAAAAAGATCTTGTAAACCAACAGCCTGTAATTGTAAAAGACTTGGTGACATCCTTTCTGTATATAAAAACTTATAAAAAAAATTACAACATTTAACTAATATATATATACATTTATATTTATATATTACTTACTTTACTTGCCGTCTAACGACGTCTTCGTTAAAGGTACTTTGTTTACTCTACATTTTTATATATTTTTCTACGTCTTCTTAAACCATAATTATTCATTTTTAAATTTTGTTTTAATTCTAAAATCAAATGATCATTTAAAGAGTTTTCGTGACTAACATTAGAGGAAGCTGGTTCTTTAATTTTATCGGTTTTAATTTTATATTCAGTTTTACATTCAGTTTTAATTTTATCGTTTTTAATTTTATTATTAAAACAATATTTGTTTTGTAAATTTTCATTTGAATAACTATATAAACAATTACTTAATATACTTTCTTCATCTATTTCATATTTAAAATAATTAATTGGACTATACGATAATTTTTCAGATATAGATACAGTAGAAGTACTAGTATTCTTTGTAATAATAGGTAATGGAGTTGCTTGAATTTCTACATTTTTAGTTTGAATTTCTGTTTGAGTAGAATTATCATTAGTTTCATTTTTATTTTCATATAAAATAAAAGATAAGGTATACATTTTAATAGTATCAGTTATATCTGTATTCCATACCCAACCTTTATTTGTAGTTTGTTTTTCACAAAAAAGTTCACATATATCACCTTGTTGACTAGATGCATTTTGTATTTCTAAAGCCCCTACAATAACATGTTTAAAAACTAAAGACGTTTTTTTTTGTAAAAAATCAATACAATTTTTAAATCCATTATCGTCATTATTATCATATATAGAATATGTATTATTAATATTATCTTTAACTAAAATTAAAGACCTAGTCATATATTATACAATTTATAAAATAATTTTTACAAATAGACATCAACTCCAATAAAAAAAATTGAAATATCTTTTTCATATAATAAATATCACAAAGATGAGTCTTACATTCTCAAAATACATATTACAATTTTCTAAAAATACTGAAAATGAACAAACACATTTATCTTTTAAAAATGGAAAATACAACATTCCAGATAATTACGCCGATGTTTTTTATAAACGTTATTATGAAGAAATGATTGATAAAGAAAAAATAAATGATCTTTATTTAATTGAAAAGGTATACAATTCAAATTTTGCTTACTTTTTAGATTTAGACATTCCTAAAAATGATTCAAATAAAGTATCAGATAACGATGTTAAAGATATTATTTTTCAAACTAAAATTGTATTAGAATCTTTATTTATTAATCCAAATACTGATTACATTGTATCAAAAAGAAAAAGTAATTATCATATAAATTTCTATAATATTATTGTAAATAGCGCTATTGCAAAAACTATTACAAATGAAATATTAAAAAGCGAAATTAGTAAATGTATTGATACTTCTGTTTATAGAACTGGATTACGTTTACTTGGGTCTAAAAAATTAGAAAAAAAGACTGATGAACATATTGACAAAAATGATCAAAATTATAAAATTTATGATCTTGAAACAAAAAAATTTACACAATTAGAAAGTACAACATTTAAAGAATTTTTACAAACTACAGTTAGAAGAAAACAAAATCAAGAAATTACAAAATTAAAAGAATCTGAAAAAGTAAAAAAATTAATAAAATCAAATGAAAATACTAATAATAATGCTATTAAAGGTATTAATAATGACAAAATTAATTTGGAATTAAACCATCTTTTAAAATCATTGAAAATAGAGAATAAATGTTTGGAAAATTTTGATACTAGTATTCAAAAAATTTATGCAAAACAAAATAAATTAGGAATGTTTTGTTATTACATTTCAATTAATGGAAAATATTGCCCATTTAAATTAAGAGAACATGCTAGAGAAACTAGTCCAATCTATTTTGAAATAAATCCATCAAAGGTGTTTATTCGATGCAGAGATGAAGAATGTTTACGTAGACATTTTCCAGACAATGGTATCGTATTACCAGAATCATTTGAAAAGGAATATCCAAATACTTTTCTTAGTATGACTACAAAATATTGGCATTCTGAAATTAATGTAACCGAAGATATTAAAGAACATCTTGAAGCAAGTTTATCTGGATCTCATTATCAAATTGCAAAAGCGATTTTCCATATTTATAAAAATCGTTTTAGAGTAGACGATATTAAAAATACTGAATGGTATGAATTTGAAGGAGTAAGATGGAAAAAAAGTCATCTTATGAATATTCTTATTTCAGAAGAACTTCCAAAATATTATCGGTCAATTAAAATTAGCGATACGTCAATGCAAACAAAAAATTTACAAGATTTTTTAGTTAACACTGAAAGATTAGATGCAAATATGAGAAATCAAATGGTTGATAATATTATTACAAAATTAGAAAATGTTTCTTTTAAAAATAACATTATTTCACAATTAGTATATCTATTTAAAACACATGACCCAGATTTTTATATTAATTTAGATTCTATTCCAAATCTTGTCGGATTTCGTAATGGAGTATATGATTTTGATAAAGGAGCATTTAGAGAAGGATTTCAATCAGATTGTATTACTTTTTCTACCGGGTATGATTATACAGAATACGACCCTAATTGTCAACAAGTACAAGATATTTATACATTTTTAAAACAAATTATTCCAAATAGAAAAGTACTAGAATATACATTAAAAGTATTAGGAAAATCACTTGTTGGAGCTCCAGATGAAAGATTTTATATATGGACAGGTTTATCTGGTGCTAATGGTAAATCTACTTTGGTAAATTTTTTAGAAAATACTTTAGGAGAATATATAACTTCAGTTGATGTTTCTCTTCTTACAAATAAAAGAGCAGGATCAGGTAATGCATCTCCAGATGTTGTTAGACTTAGAGGAAAAAGAATTTTTACTTTCCAAGAACCTGAACATGACGATAAACTTCGTACGGGTATATTAAAACAATATACTGGAGGTGATACAATTATTGCTAGAGAATTATTTAAAGCACCTATCACATTTAAACTTCAAGGTACAATGATTATGTGTTGTAATGACCTCCCATCAGTAAGTTCAGTTGACGGCGGGACGTGGAGAAGAATCAGAGTTGTTGAATTTAAATCTAAATTTTGCGATAATCCAGTTAAACCAAATGAATTTAGAATTGATCCAACTATTAAATATAAAATAAAATCATGGAGACCTTACTTTATGAGTATTCTTATTCATTGGTATAATAAATTTCTCGAAGAAGGTATGAAAGAACCAGACGAAGTAACAAAAGCAACTGCAAAATATAAAGTTGATAATGATAAATTTAATGAATTCTTTGATCAATCTTTGGAAGAAAGTAATAATACATTTGAAACAAACAAAAATATTTATAGTCACTTTTCTTCTTGGTGGTCTAATAATTATCCTAATTCAAGAATTCCAGAAATTAAAGATGTTAGACGTGCAATGAAAATTAAATTCGGAAATGAAAAAGAACAAATCATAGACGGATGTATGAATTATGGTTTCAATGTTAAAATAAAATATGGTAACAAAGGAGAAGAAATAATTGATGAAATAGAAGAAGACCTTTAAAAAGGTTTATTTCCTCCATCTATACATTTTTAATAAAAATATTAATTTATTATAATTTATAGTGTACCTTGCCGATTAACATCGAAGACGGTAGAGGTACTTTACTTTAAAATATTTAATTTAGCGATAAAACTTTAAAAAGTTTTTATTTTTTTTATAAGGTAGTATTAATGAATTATAAAGAAAAAGAATCTCTACACGAATCTTTACATGAATCTTTACACGAATCTTTACACGAATCTTTACATGAATCTTTACACGAATCTCTACACGAATCTATATCTCTACATGAATCTCTACATGAATCTCTACATGAACCTAAATCTATTTTTACAAATGAAATAGAAGATATTACAAGTGAAAAAAAAATTAATAATACAAATGAAAAAAAGAGCAATATAAAAAGTAAAAAACAATATGAATGGGAACCTTTATCAGAAATATGGATAGAAAAATTATTATCTAATAATTTTTTTATAAAAAACGATTCTTGTTCTATTTCTATAGAAAATGCTTTAACAAGTGCTGGATTTAAAACTTCAAAAAATACATTATGTAAATACATATCTAGATATATAAATAGTTTAAGCATTCTGGATTTTTCGCAAATAATAAAAGATTATAGATTAAAATATAAAAATTCTATTAATATAGGAAATTGGGATCCGCATGTTATTACTAATAAAAAAGACTTTGTAAAAATAATAAAGGGTAAGGATTTTTTCTTTCAATCGGATAATACAACATTATCTTTAATATCAAAATCATTACAAATAGATCTTCTTGTACTCTATAGTAATTATTCTATTTTTTTTACAAACAATACGTATCCAAAAATTATTACCCTTTACAGCATAAAATCGAATGAAATTAATTTAGACGATAATATAGATAATATAGATAACAATTACTACTTTCCATTAGGTCTTATAAATAAAAATAAAATGAAAACAATATTTCTATATTCAAATTTACATAAATATAAAGAAATATTTAATCTATTAGATAAAAAAGAAATGTTATCACAACACACGATGAATGCATGTAAAAATAATATTTGTACTTTGAATAATATTATAAATTATATAGAAGATAAAATGAAAATATCTTTATCTAACATTGATAAAAAAATTATATTCGAATCAATATTATCCAATATTAATACATACCACATCTAGCTCCTCTACATTTCATTCCTCTCATACACATAGGACATCCAGGATATCTAGGACAAGTTTGCATTTTTGACATATATTTACCACCTTTCATTAAAGAACGCTTTTTCATCGAAGACCTTCGCTTTTTCATTGAACGCTTTTTCATTGAAGACTTTCGCTTTTTCATTGAACGCTTTTTCATTGAAGACTTTTTCATTGAAGACTTTTTCATCGAAGACCTTCGCTTTTTCATTGAACGCTTTTTCATCGAAGGTTTTTTCATTGAACGCTTTTTCATCGAAGACCTTCGCTTTTTCATTGAACGCTTTTTCATCGAAGGTTTTTTCATTGAACGCTTTTTCATCGAAGGTTTTTTCATTGAACGCTTTTTCATCGAAGGTTTTTTCATCGAAGGTTTTTTCATCGAAGCCTTTTTCATCGTTGATCTTTTAGGTTTTCTAATACTTGTTTTTGATAAATTATCTATTATATAAGAAATATCAGACTTTACTTTTTCTGAAGTCTTTGGATGAATATTTTTATTATAAATAGCTAATACATTTAATCTTTTAATAATATCTCCATAAGGAGTCTTTTTTAATAATTTTTTCAAAATAGATCGTCTTGATTTAATAGTATCATTTATACTATATCCTTGTAACTTTCCACGCTTTACATAAATTCTAACTTTTGACTTCTGTGAGCTTTTCATTTTATTTGACGTTTATAACTTATATACATATTTTATTTTTCTGTAATACATTTTATTTTTTTAATTGTATTAAAAAATTTACAAAGTAGAATAACATTTACTTCCAAATATTTCTTTATATTCGTCTTCATATAATGTTTTATCTAAATTTTTTAATTTTATTTCTAATCTATTTAGTAATTTTACAAAATAATAAACATTATAAGGTGTGCTAAATACATAATTCCATTGAAAGTACTTAAACACAATTTCTCGGTTAAAAATCTTTCTTGTGATTTACTTCTAAATTCTCTTGTAAATCCATAAATTCCAAATGAAAAATATAAATTTTTAAATAATACTTTATTCATTTGGGGTTTAAGATTTTTATATTTTAAGTTTTTATATTTTAAGTTTTTATATTTTAAGTTTTTATATTTTTAAATTCTATATTTTACAAATATTTTTTTTAAAAGTGTATAGTAAATGAATAAGGAAATAAAATTTCAACATTTAATTATATTAGTACTTGTATTAATCTTTCTATATTACTTTATAACACAAGCAACAACCATAAAAAGAGAAAAATTCGATAATCTTGATACTGTCGATAAAAAAAATAAAACTTGTTCTCAAGATTCTATTAACACTGGTGTAAAAGACTATATCTTTTCTACTAGACCATTTGCTAGATAAACACTTAAATAAATTTTACTTGTTTTAATAAAAACTTATTTATTAAAACTTATTTCTATTAATATATTAATGTACATTGATTTTTATCATCTTTTGTTTATACCATTTGTTTTATATATACTTACAAAAAATAAATATCTTAGTATTTTTATTTTTATATTTATATTGTATTTTTCTCGTACACCGAATAAAAAATTAGATAAAATTGATCCTATAATATTTTATTCACCTAGTCAAGGATATATTAGAAATATTTCTACTGATAAAGATAATAAAGATAATTTAAATATTTCTCTATTTCTAAATTTATTTGATAATCATACTCAATATATACCTGTAAAGTCAACTCTTATTTCTTCAATTAAAAAAAACGGTATTTTTTTACCAGCATATGAAGAACATTCAATTAATAATGAAAAGATAATTAATACATTATACAATAAAGAATACAACTTTTATTACAAGATTACTCAAATAACAGGTCTTCTTACAAGAAGAATTGTTGTTTTTGCAAAAAAGAATGATCTTTTAGAACCAGGTGATCATTTAGGACTTATTTTATTAGGATCTCGTATAGATATATCAATTCCAAAGTCAAAAATAAAAGATCTTTTTATAAAAAAAGATAATAGCATAGATGCAATGGATCAAATGTTTAGTTTAAAAATTTAATTTAAATAAATAAAATAATAATTTTCAAATGTCTAAAAGAAAAGATTTTGAGATTTTTTTGTATAAAAATAAATTAAATACAAAAACATTATTAGATATATCAAGCCAGTTGTCTACAAAAACATTAGATTATTTATTATATGATTTAAATAAAACATCAAATTTACAAGACAATCAAAACAATCAAAACAATAATGAAAATATTTTATATATTTTTACGGATGGTGGATGTAAGGGAAATGGTAAAAAAAATGCAAAAGCAGCGTATTCTGTATTTTTTACTAAAGATTCTAATTCGAATTTTTTTCGTTTCAATAAAACAAAAAGTATAAGCAATCCTAGTAATAATAAAGCTGAATTATCAGGTATCAAGGTTGCTTTTAAAATAATAACAGAAAATATAGATATATTTAAAAATAAACATGTTATTATTTGTACAGATAGCATGTATTCTATAAATTGTATAGATACATGGTCTAAAAATTGGATAAAAAACAATTGGAAAAATTCAAAAGGTGAAGATGTTAAAAATCAAGATATTATTAAGGAAATTCTAGAATTCAAGGAATTATTGAAAGCTGAAACAACTGATAAAAATATCAAAACAAGCTTTCAACATGTATTTTCACATACGAAATGCCCAGAAGACAAATTATCATTACAATATATGTTATGGGAAGGAAATAATATAGTTGATGAAAATATTAAAAATTTGTTAGAGCAAATAAATTAAAAATAATTTTCTCCATAATCACAAAATTAAAAATAGTTAGATCCGTAGTCGCAGAGCACCTCTTTAAGAGGAGCTATATTTTTAGATGCAATCATATAAATATGTTTAACATTATCTTTTTTATGAACAGAAAAATAAGCATTATTACGATGTTTTGATCCATGAGCATCATTTGCATTTCTAACAATAGTACTATTTTTATCTAAACCATCCCAGCACATTACTTCTTCTTCTTTTTGATTTTTTTTCTTATGATCACATAAAACGTATGAACTATTAATTTCTTTGTACTCGCCATTTTTATCTTTACCATTTCTTTTATATAAAGGACCACTTTTAACAGCCATCCATGGCATAGAATATTCGCCAATAATATCATTTTTTTTAAATCCTAAAGGTCCAGCAAATAATCCATTTCCAGCATTTTTTATACTAGATGGAGCAACATATAAATTTTCAATCAACATTGTATGTAAAAAACAAAATTTAGGATATATACCTAAATGTAAACGACATTTGCGTTTTGTATCTGGATCAATATATGTGCATTTTGATTGTTTATCTGAAGTTGTTTTAGCGATTTTTTCATAATCACTTCTTTTAGGAGAAGGACTAAACGGGCGTTTTGTTGTCTTGAAATTTGGAGAACGATATTTTTTATTAGGACTTTTAAACTTTATTAACTTTCCACCCATTTAATATATTATAATAAAAAAAAATTTGTTATATCCAATTAAAATCTGGCTTTTTTACAAAATCAGGAGTATTCGTATAATTAGCAGTAATTTCAGTAAAAGCATCTATTTTACACGTTGCAACCATGTAATAAATATCATTTAATTTATACAAATTACAATTTGGTTTCCATGAATGATTTATTTTAGAACCAAAAAAAGTAATTTCACCTGTTTCATCTATGGCAACATCTACTATTTGTCCAGGTCTTAAAAATTCCTTTGTATAAACTCCTATTCCATGAATATTTGACTCTGATAAATACCACATTTATAATTAAACAATAAAATCTTTTTTTAAATAGTTAATAATAATAAGAATGAAAATAACATCTTATTTTATTTCTGAAAATACTATAAAATTATATTTTGATGTATATTTTTCAAAACTTTCTTATATTAAAATGATTTCATTTAAAAATTCAAATGGACATTTAGATTGCGAAATAATAAAGGTAAAATATTCTAAAAATAAAAATTCAATAGAATTACTATTAAATACAAATGACAAAGGAAATGACAAAGGAAATGACAAAGGAAATGACAAAGGAAATGACAAAGGAAATGACAAAGGAAATGACAAAGGAAATGACAAAGGAAATGACAAAGGAAATGACAAAGGAAATATAAATCAAGTTATTATTTATATTAGTAAAATGGATAAGGAAGATGTTGATTATGCATTTTCTATTGATTTTGAAAATTCGCAAAAAGTTTTTGAAAAAAACACAGAAAAAAATATATTAAAATTTCTTTCAATAAAAAATCAAAATATTTTTGCAAAAATAAAAAAAGTATAATATGGAGCTACAGAAAATATCAAAGCGTTTTGAAAATTTACAAGATCATTTAGAAAAAGCATATACAAAAGATATTAAAGAAATTATCAAAAATGTTTTTAAGGAATATGATATTTTGTATAAAAATACATCAGAACCTGTATTATTTGATTCATTTTTAAATAATTTTTTATTTAGTGTTAAAGAAGAAATACCTATTTGTTTAGGTATTTCTCAAAATGGTAACAAATGTTGTAGAAAATCACAACCTTATAGTAATTATTGTAAAATACATTTTTATTTAGAATTCAAGAATAAAAATGAAAAAAAAAATTCATTAGAAAATACCTTTAACGAAGTTGTCGTTAGACGGCAAGGTACCTTTAACGAAGTTGTCGTTAGACGGCAAGGTACATCTACGATAGAATATATAAATAAAGAAAAACAAGAAGTTGAAATAGAAAACGTAAAAGATTTAGAAAAAATTTTTATAGAAGATTCATTTTATTATAAAGATAATCAATTTGTTTATAATACAACTTTTGAAAAGGTTGGTTATATTAATAATGACAATGGTAATGAAAAACCTGTTTTAACAGACGATCCCTTTATTCTTGGTATATAATTCTAACAATAAATCTTTTATATTTTTTAAATATTGTTCTTTATTACAAACTTTACCATTTTTAAATTTACTTCTTGTATCTATTTTTAAATTTTTCCAAAATGAAATATCTTTTTCTTTTAAACTAACCAATTTACTAATTAATTCTTTTTCATCTTTTACTACATAAAAATCAAGATCGCTATTCTTTAAAATACTACACGATACATTCTGAGCATGAAAGTAATAAGTAGAATCATATAATGAAAATACAGGAACACCCATATATAAAGCTTCGCAAGTTGTTGTTGTACCAGAATATGGAAATGTATCTAATGCTATATCTATATCATTATATGTTAATAGATGTTCACGCTGTGATATTGTACAATCTAAAACTTTAATTCTTGAACGCACACTCTTATGAAATTTATTAATAAAATCAGTTTGTATTTTTTTATTAATCAAAGCTTTTGTTTTAAAAACAATTCTAGTTTTTGGAACTTCAAGTAAAATATTGTTATACATTTTTATTACAGAATCAGTTATTTTATTCAATCGATTAAAACATCCAATGACAATTTCCTTTTTCTCACTTTCTTTACTATTTTTTGAAATTAAATCAGAATCTCTTATAACAGTATTAACAGGATCATAACATAAAAAGCAATCCTTTAATGCTACTAATTTTTCCGTGTAAAACTTTTGTGAAACACTGAAATCTCCATCGCAAATATTATCCGTAATACGATAATCCATTTCTTCAAGACCTGTAGAATATGGATAACCAATATAAGTAATTTGGATAGGACTTGGTTTCATAGCAAATATATCTAACCGATTAAATGCAGTATGACCAGCTAAATCAAATAATATATGTATATTATCATCATATATCATCTGTGAGGCAGTTTCAGATGACATATTTTTTATTGTTTTAAACCTTAACTTGTCATTAAATAAAGAAGTATCAATAATACATTCTGAATAACAAGTAACATTAAAAAACAAATGATCAAAATTCTTTAAAAATGTACTTATAAAAAAACTAACAGGATGATCCACAAAATCACCAGATATAATACCTATATTAATCTTTGGTTTATTGTAAAATGATTTATCAAATGTGTATTTTTTATTTTTATTATTTTTATAAAGTTTGTTTATAAGTTTATGTTGATTATAAATATACATTCTATCTTCAAATTGATCAAATAAATAAGTCAAATTCATTAATTTGTTCTGAAAAGGCAAAGTAAATGTAGGACAAGTTTCTATAGATTTATTATAATATTCAACCGATTTCGTATTATCTCCATTATAAGAATGCATATGACCATAATTTAAATACAATTCAGACAATAAAAATGTAGTATCTGTTGAAATAAAAGATTGTTTATAATTTTTTATAGCTTTTAAATAAGCAACTTCTGCTAAATCTGTTCTACGCATTTCTGTATATATAACACCTAATTGATTTTGAATATCAGGATTCAAGGGATCTATTTTTTCAACTTTTAATAAATAAAACAATGCTTCAGGCCATTTTTTTATAGACCTAAAAATACAAGAAATTCCATTATAACTATTTACTAATATCATTTTCTTTTCGTTTGATGATATAGATGATAATTCACATAATTTTATACTAAGTTTATAATGTATTAATGATAATTCTATTCTATTAAGTCTTTGATAAATGTATCCTAAATTATAATGAATAGTTTCATTATCTGGAACATATAATAAACCTTCTTCTAAATAACGTAAACATTTTGATAAATCGTTTTGATTAAATAAACATAATTGACTATAAATACTTATTATTTGTTTTAATGCAAACTCATCATCAAAAGATACATGTAAAATTTTTTGAAAACTCAATATTGCTTTTGTAAAAATTGATTCGTTTTTTTTAGATAAAAGAACATCTTCGTTTTTTCTACGAATAGAATTCTTTTTTAAATTAACAACCTGTTGTTCTATCTCCTTTTCTACATAATTTTTATATAAAGTACCAAGAGTAAAATAACTTTCTATATAAATATCCTTTGATATTTTAGGTTTACTATCAATTAATAAATAATCAGTTACTTCTAAACAATCAACAAAATTTTGCAACAACTCAATCGCTTTTATACGATATGTTTGTGAATCTTTATCTGATTCAATCGTTTTAGAAACATAACCATTAACTACTTTTAAAATAATATTATAGTTTTTCATTATATATTCTTTATCAAACTTTTTTCCAGTTAATAATTCAGACATTTTTAATAAGATAATATCTTTAATTTTAAATTAAATTTGATATTTTGTTTAAAAAATGAATTTTTATTATTAAAAAAAAATAGTTATCTACTATATGTCATATACATTTGAAACTTTATATGGGATAGGAGTTAAAAACAAAATAAAGGAATGGAAAATCTGTATTATAGATAAAGGAAATTATTCTAAAATGCTTTATTATTACGGGTATTTAAATAGTACAAAAGTCGAATGTACAAAAAATATATACACTGATAAAAATAATGCAAATAATGCAAATAATGCAAATAATACTAGTCATTATCAAATAGCTATTTTATATGCACAACAAAAATGGAAAGATAAAATAGAAAATGGTTATAATACAGATATAGAAATTATTAAAAAACAACTCGAAACTAAAAAACAAGTTGAAACTAAAAAACAAGTTGAAACTAAAAAACAAGTTGAAATTATTCTTAAAAAAGAAATTATTCCTAAAAAAGAAATCATTTCTAAAAAAGAAGTTGTAATTAAAAAGGGAATTGTTCCTGTAATCAAAAAGGAAATTGTTCCTGTAATCAAAAAAGAAATAGTTCCTGTAATTAAAAAAGAAATAGCAAGTAAAAAAGAAATAGTTCCTTTAATTAAAAAAGAAATTGCAAGTAAAAAAGATAAAAAAAATATTTAGATCTATTTTTGGTTATCATTGTTTTGTTAAAAATAGTTTTCTTGTTTAGAATCTATTTTATTTTTATTTATAATATTTAGAGTAAAAATGAGTAATCAATATGGGATGAAAGCATCCAGAAAACCTTTAAAAGGTCAAACGGTTACATCTAATTATGGTAATTTCGATACACTAGTTGTTTCAAATTTACAATTAGAAAATATTAATATTGCAGGTCTTTTTCAAGATGGTGTTTTTGAAAATGTTATTATAAGAGAATCGCAAATTTCCAATACTGTTATTGGTGTTGATTCTCCAAATGTAGGTAATTTTACAAACTTAAAAGCATATCAAAATGTTAATTTTTTAAGTAATGTTTTTAATTCATATGTTTCTTGGGATCCATCTACATCAATATTTACTATTAGCGATGGTGTTTTAAAAGTAAATGGATGTTCTTATTTAGATAATATTGAAATATGTAAAAATGATATTACTGCTGTAAATCCTAATGGGTCGATAAATATGTATCCAAATGAAATAGGTAGTTTAAATTTTTACGGTCCTATTAATATTAATACTACATTTGGAAATTTTTACAGTAAAGTTTCAGACGGAGGAGCTACATTTAATATTAAAGATGATTTTGTTATTAATTCATCAAAAGGATCAAATTTAATTTCAACTTTTGGTAAACATTTATATAATACAATTAATGGAGATATAGAGTTGCGTACAGAAACGTTAGATTCCTTAAACATTTCATTAATTAATGTTACAAGTTCTTCAATAAAAATAACTACTTATACTCCACATAATCTTTTACTAGGAGATTCTATTACTTTATCCAGTACAGGTAATTTAGGTGGTACAGGTGATACAGGTGATACAGGTGATACAGGTGATACAGGTGATACAGGTGGTACAGGTGATATAGGTGGTACAGGTGATACAGGTGGTACAGGTGATACAGGTAGTACAGGTGATACATATGTTGTAAATGAAATTTTTTCAGATAATAGTTTTTCATTAAATTACTCAACTTTATTACTAAACGATATTACAAAAGGTTCTTTACAAAAAGTTGCTTCAAATAATATTTTGTTAAATACAAAATCCTTTGTTCAAATACCAACAGATACAAAACTAAGTTTTGGAACATCTTCAAATACTATTTCAGGAAATACAGGAAGTTTATTAATAAAAAGTTTAGGAAACGCTGTTTTTAATGCACCTAGTATACAAATTCCAGAATCTACACCTATTCATTTTACATCTCTTGTTACAAGTGGATCTGGATTTGTGACTACTGGAAACAAGATTTTATACGATGGAACAGATATAAATTTTTCAGCTAATAACAAGTTTATTTTTTCTAGTAATACAACCCAGATAAATTCAACAAATACAAGATTTTATGATCCTGTCTTAACAATTGGTGATTATACTCTTCAAACCCCAGATTTAAAAGATAGAGGTATCGAATATAGATATCTTAATTCATCTGGTTCTATGAAAACAGGTTGGTTTGGATATAAAATATCTTCTAACAAATTTACTTTTATACCAGATTCAACAAATATAAATGAAACAATATCTGGAACACCAGGAGAACTAGAAATTGGAAATATTAGTGCGAATAATATTACAATAAAAGCTGGTGGTAGTTTTGATTTAAATTGTGGCGAATTAATCAATACAAATAAAATCATTGGATGTGGAGGTTATTTAAATATTCTTTCTACAAACGCATTTAATTTAACAGCTGGATCTATTTCATTAGGTGCAAGTAGTAATATAAATATACCAAATAATATTCCTATTAATTTAGGAACAAGTGGAAGTTATGTTATAGAAACTACAGGTGGAAATATAAATATATCTTCTTTAAAAAATATTGGTATCTTTACACAAAGTAAAGGTTCCATTTATATACCAGTTGAAACAAAAATTTCATTTAATGGATCAAATTCACAAAGTAATACAGTAATTTATTCAAATACTTTTGGAAATTTATACATTGATGGTAATAAATCTATTTATTTAACAACAACTTCTGGAAATATTATTTTACCACAAAATATATTTGGGGCTACATCAAGTAGTTTACAATTTGGGAATGATTCAGAAGTTATTTATGGAAATACAACTGGTATTTATATTTCTTCCAAAAATTCTATTAACGAATCTTCTTTATCAAATATTAATCAAAATGCATCTGGTAACTTGAATCAAACTATTTCTGGTAATGTCAATGAAACTGCAAATGGAAATGTTAATATAACAAGTATTTTAGGAAATATATCATTACAATCAAATACAGGTGATATTAATCTTTTTACAACAAGTGGTAATACAAGACTTTTACAAGGTTCTAGAATTATATTTGGTATTTCTAGTACAAGTAATTCTATCCGTGCTGATACAATTGGTAATTTAGTTATTAATGGAAATACTTTAAATACACTCGATATAAAAAACGTAGATGCAATTAATCTAAATGCAAAATCATCAGTTTGTATTTCAACTGGAACTACAGTTTATTTTAGCTCTGATAATTCTAAATATATAGTATCAGATACTGGAGGTAATTTTAATATAATAAATAACAATGGGAGCACAGTACTTGATTCTATTAATACTATTATTAATAATTCATCTGGATCTTTATCTATAAAAAATACATTAACAGATATTTCTTCATCTTCTTTAATAGTATCTGGTAATACAGTACTTTTAAATACTCAAGATGTTAAAATAAGAGATCCTATTTTAACTCTTGCAAATTACAGTTTAGTATCAAATGATCTTTTAGATAGAGGTATCGAGTATAATTATTTTTTAAATTCTTTAAAACAAGGTTGGTTTGGAAGAAAAAATAATACAAATCTCTTTACTTATTATTCAGATTCTATTAATAATAGTGAAATTGTAACTGGTACCTTGGGTAGTGCACAATTTGATAGTCTTTATTTACAAAATGGAATTACTTTTTCTGGCCCTGGACCTGGACAAATTGATATGAAATGTGGAACAATTGCTAATTTAAATACTATTCTTGGATGTAATGGAACAGTTAATATTAGTACAGGAAACATTCTATTATCAGGTACAAGTAAAGTACAAATACCATATAATACACCACTTTCATTTGGTACTACAAATAATAGTATATCAGCTGATTCTAATGGATCATTTATTATTACAGCAATGGGTGGTTCTGGAACTGTTGTTTTAAATTCAAATGTTCAAATTAATGGAACAACGTCAAATGTATATAGTACAGTAACAAATATAAAAGATCCTATTTTATCAATTGGAGGTGTTACTGGTCCTTTATTAAATGATGGAAAAGATAGAGGTATCGAGTTTAAATGGAATAATGACAATTCTATAACTGGTTCTAGAACTGGATTTTTCGGTTATAAAAATTCATTAGAAAGATTTGTATTTATACAAAATGGTATTAATAACGATGAAGTTTTTAGTGGAAGTTATGGTAATGTACAATTTGGAAATGCTTGGTTAACAAATATTGATTTGCAAAATGGAACAATTTCTAATATAAATACAATTTCAAGTAAAGATACGTTTCCTTTACAAATTACAAGTAATAATGGTATTAATTTAAGTTCTGGTAATATAAATATTCCATTTAATTCATCTTTAAATTTTGGTTCAACTAATAATAGTATTTATGCAAATACATCAGGTAATTTAAATATAAATACAAGTTCAGGCAATGTTAACTTTTTATTATCAACAAATGGAAATAACTCTATTAATTTTCCACAAAATGTTCCTTTAAATTTTGGAAATGTATCTTCTGGTAATTATATTATATCAAATACAAATGGAAGTTTAACAATTAACAATTCTTCTGGAAATATAAATTTGATACCAAAAGAATCATCTGGAAGTGTTAATATACCTACTAATAATTATTTAAATTTTGGTGTTAATTCAACAAAAAATAGCATGTACAGTGATGGACAACAACTAATTATAAATGGATACAGTGGTATTAATATTAACAGTACTTCTTTTAATATAAGTGGAAATGTTAATGTTACAGGTACTATAACAGCTGCTGTAAATGCAGATTTTGATCTTAATCGTTATATTTTACCATTAGGTACATCTCAAATTCTTAATATTGCATCTGTGGAAAATTATAGTAATACGAATGGTAATTTTATAAAAATTACAACAACTAATACTACAAATTATACAACTGGGGATTCTATTACTATTAGTAATTCAAATAGCGTTCCTTCTATAGACGGGGTTTATACTGTAAATGGTATACTCTCCCCTACATCATTTTTTATTAATTACGGTACATCCATTACAACTACTGGTGGATCAGTTGGTACAGTTAAAAGTAATTTAATGACATACCAAGGTAAAGACGTAGGTATTCAAATAAATTATTGGAATAGCAGTAGTGTTACATCTGGTAGTACCGGTTATAAAACTGGGTTTTTTGGTTTTAAAAATAATACTAATAGATGGGCGTTTTATAATAATGCAACTATCACTGATAATATTGTTACTGGAAGTTTTAGTGATATACAAGTAAATACTGTTTATACGACTTTTATGAGCGGTTTTGGACTACAAGGACCAGTTTCTGCTGGATCAAATCAAATTAGTGGTAATAATTTTCAAATTGCAGGTGGAAGTATTAATGGAACACCTATAGGAGCAAATACTGCTCAAACTGCTAGATTTTCTACGTTGAGTAATACTGTTAGTGCTTCTTTACAAAATGTTACATTAACCTCTTCTTTAGCTTATACATTTGAACGTTATACTTTATCTTCTGGTGGACTAACTTCAAGAAATCCTAGTGTATCTTATGTCGTTTCTTTATTTAGTGTATCTGGACCTAGTTATACAACAAGTTCTGGTACAATGCCATCAAACGCAGCAAATATTCCAGATGGAACTTTTAAAATGTTAGTTTGTAGTTCTTTAGGAATTGGATCATCACATACTGTTTTTTTTGGTGCAAATAAATTAATAGCTCCAAATCCCCTTGATTCAAATGCTGTTCCGACAAAAATTATTTTTAAACGTCAAGGTCAAACTGCAAAATTATTATTTGATGCTCAGGGAAATGGAGGATTGGGGACGTGGATTCTTTTAACGAGCGGTGTATACGTATCTTAAAAAATTAAAAATAATGTATCTTAAAAAATTAAAAATAATGTATTTTTAAATGTATTTTTTGTATTTAAAAATGTATTTTTTGTATTTAAAAATGTATTTTTTGTATTTAAAAATGTATTTTTTGTATTTAAAAATGTATTTTTTGTATTTAAAAATATAAAGAATTATAAGACAAGTGTTTATGTTGGAAATTCTTAAACCAATTGGATTTATACAAGAAGATTTTCATTCTGAAGTGTTGGATTTTTTATTTGAATTATGTAATAATATCAATCCTAATATAAAACTAATACTTTATAATAAAACAGATAGATACGATAACAAAAAAATATATCTTGAAAAATATAAAAATTTATCAATAAAGGAGTTAAATTATATTATACCAGATTTAATATCTAAATCTTTACATAAAACATTTGTTATTTCTTATGATAATATTTTTCATTTACAATTATTCGAAAAATACAAAGATGATCTTATATTTATTGCACATAGTAAAAAGCATATAAAATCGTATAATCTTTTAAATATTAATTTTTTTGCATTGACACCTCTTTTATATAAAAATTACATGTTACCAATTGTTAATAAATCAAATGATCTTAATAAATTAATTGGTAAAAGTCATATAGATAATTCTTTAGATTATTTAAAAAATTTACGTGATACAAAAAAACTACATATTATTATGACTGTTGGATTTTTTTTAGAAAATAATAAAAATTTAAAATTAATAGACGAATTACTAAGTACAAAAAAAATTATACTTATCGTTTTTGCACCAGAAATGAGTAAAGATTTAGATGATTTAATTAAAAAATATCCTAAAAATATATTTACTGCTATTGCATTATCAACTGAATTAGTAAGACATTGTATAAGATATTTAGATATTAATAATTTACTATTTTGTCCACCTGAAAATTCTATTTCTTTTAAAGAAAGTTGGTCTGGAACTTTAGCTTTTGGTCTTGATAATAATTTAAATATTATTATACCAGAAGAAATTTCCGATATATACGATTTAAAAAACGATCATATTTTACCATACAAAGATATAAATGATATTAAAGATTGTATATTTAATAATAAAAAAATTTATAATAATAGTTTACAAAACTGGAAAGATATTGTGTTTTCTAGAAATAAAGATGTAATTTCTAATATGTTAAAAACTAATCCAAATGTAATTTCTATAATAAAAGAGAAATTAGATAAAAATAATGGACAGTTAAATATAATTGATACACATTCTTTATTTGGAGATTTTAGTAAATCTATTTTAGACTTGTATTGTAACAAAGAATGTAAAATTTATAATTTTGAATACAATTTAGAAAATGCTAAAAAACAAAAAGAAATTTATATAGAAAATAATCATTATAAAAATACTAAAATTTTTAACAACTATTTAGGTAATGTGTCACAAAAAAACGTTAATAAAAATGGTATTATTTTGGATATGTTTAATTTAGATGAGTTATTTAAAAATACAAATGTACATTTAATAAAAATAGGCAACGAAAACAATGAAAATAATGAAAACAACGATACAATAGATATTATAAATGGATCACATTATATTATATCTAAATATAAACCTATTATTGTTATTGAAAATAACTTTATAAATAATATTATCTGTGATTTATTAAAATCATATAAATATACTTTACAAACTATTGAAAACTATAATATTTTTATGTAAACTTTTTTAATTTTATAAACTTTTTGATTTTTGATACCTTACTGAGCTGAAGCTCAGCTTCGGCAAAGTAACACTTTTTTTTAAAAAGTTTATTTGCTTAATAAAAAGATCACAATTCCATTCCACCATGTCTCTTTTCCTTTATGATTAGGCATACCTTCCAAGTCTTTACTATTTAATAATTCTTCATGTCTAAATTCAATCTTTAAATTTAAATCTTTAATAGCTCTCATAGTACCTTCTCTTACATCAGGCCAACACCAATCGTCAACCATAAAGATAAATTGATCTTCTAAAACAGGATAATAATATTTTAATGATTTATAATGATCTTCTTCAGTATGAGCTCCATCATATAAATAAACATTGAATTTATTTTCTAAAGAATCTAAATCTACTTGCCAACAATCGTTTTCTATTAAATAACAATTAGAATCTCCTTCATATTTTTTTATGGTTTCTATAAAAATATTTGGATCACCTCCAAATTGACTCCAATTGTCAATAAACAGGGCATCTATTTTATTTTTATAAATCGCACTAATACTAGAACTTCCATACCAAGTTCCTATTTCTAAATATCTAATATCTTCTAATCTAGAACAAATGTTATTATATAAATGTCTAGTTTTTCTACCAGTATAACCTTTATATTCCAATAATTCTTTACCTTCTTCTGTATTTAAATCAATGTTTGATACTTCATTTCTAGCATTAATAATTGAACCACAGATATGATAAATAAATTCCATTGTTTTATTTTCATGTTTTATAACATCATTTTCATCTTTTAATAATTTTTTTACTTCTAATAAATATTTATCAAGTGTCCAATAAGAGTCTGATGTTTGTAACATTTAATACAATCTATTAAATTATTAAAAAAAAATAAACTTAGCGATAATAATATAAATTTATAAATATAAATTTTTATAAATATCATCTAAATTTCCAATTGATAACTGTGGAATTTGTGTAAATCCATCTATATTTAATCTACAATCGATTTCCTTTAATATATCTATTAATTTTCGTTCTTTATAATTACTTGAGTTTAATATTTCTAAAAAAGAACCTGTAAAGGCACCTTGTTCGCCAGTATCAGCTGATGTTTGCGAATCTAAACATCCAGAAAACATATAAACATCCGCTTCTGTTTCTATCTTTTTTTTACTTTTATTTATTAAAAATAATGTATATTGATCTAACCAATCTTCTGATTTATATTCCTTTTTTTTATTTTTTTGACGTTGGTAAATTAAGTTATATTCTAGATTCAACATAGTACCACTATGACAACAATCTGCAAAACTCCATAAAGTAACACCTTTTGGTAATACATTCGCTAAATTTTCATATAACCATACGTCTCTTATAAAACCATTTTTTTTATAATCAATAGGAACTAATACATCGTCGTCACGGTCACCAGTTAAAATACCATTCGTTTCATCATTCGTTTCATCATTCGTTTCATCTGTTGATTCGTCAGTTGATTCTTCTTTAACTGATACTTGAGACCCATGACCTGAATAATATAAAAATAAAGTATCACCAGGCGCTGCATCTTTAGCTAATAAAAGAATAGATTCTTCAATATTTTTACGCGATGGTTTAATATCACTACGGTCAGTTAATTTTGTTATATTTTCCTTTTTATAATCACAGTTGTCTATTATAAATTTTTCAATATTATTTATATCATTAATACATCCACCTAATTCGTATTTTGACCCTGTATAATTTATACCTATTAAAAGCGCTCGTTTCATTAAGTATATTATAAACGCAATAAATAAAATATACGCTAATTATAAAGTTAAGTTAATTAATTATCTTCTATTAATTGTTTAACTTCATTTTCATCTAATAATTTTGTTATATTTTTTCTTCCCTTTTCTGGTTCGTTTAATCTAACTTCATACAATAAGAGTACTCCTTTTCCAACGTTTATATGCATTTCTCCATTTGTATCTTTTAACTTTTCAATAAATTTTCTACATTGGCGTATAGTTGTAAAAATTCCTAATATATCAGAATATTCATTTAAAGATAAAACGTATACTCTTTGTCCCATATCTAATTATTATAAAATAAAATAATTAAATATTTTTAACATTCTTTTTCTTTACTTAATTTACTTAAATATGCTTTTGTTATAGTTTTATTAAATTGTTTTTGAAATAATATTACCCGTTCTCTTAAAGTTTTATCAGAATGTAAATTAAGTACCCAATCAATTTCTTCTTTATTGAATTTCCTAGCAGTTTTTTTCTTTGTATTTAATTTCATATCTTGATATTCTTTTGAATTTAAGACATCACTTGGTAAATTTAATTCTTCACCTAACCATAATTTACTTATAAAATTTCTATTAATATATATATTGAAATTTTCTTTAATATAATCTGAAACTTCTTGTGTAGTTTTATCTTTATTTTTCATTTTTATAATAGTAATTAGTTGTTGTTTATCAAGTAATTTAAATTTATCTTCTGGAGTAATTTGTTTAACTTCTTTTTTTGGTGTTTTTTCAATTATAACATCTTCTATTGGATTATATTTTTTATCATTTAAATATTCAATCATTTGTTTATATTTTTCTTTTTTAGAAACTTTTTTACTTTTTGTTGTTAGCCAATCTTTACCTAATTCTTTTTGTTTTGGATGCAATCTTGTAATACAATATCCATCTCCTCTTTTATCTGTAGGTTTAAAATAATAACAGTATTTAGGAATTATTATATCTATTTTATTATCTTGTTCAAATTCATTTATAAATTTTATTTCATCGTAATTTAATCCATTAAAATCTTTTTCTAAATAATTTTTTAAATTGTCATTTATATATGTGTAATTATATCCAGCTAATCTTAATATATCTATATACTCCATTTCTAATTTTTTTCCAATATCTGACAATTCACTATTCATACAATGACCTATAAATAATTCTGGCTGTAAATCAATTAAATTTCTTAAATGTTTTTTAGCCAATTCAAATTTACACTTTGTGGTATATTCTTTTGAAGAAGTTGTTTTCCAACTATATTTTCCTTTAATTTCAATACACCATCTATCACCATGACTTCCATTAGCTTTTACATACCATATAAATGTAGGAATATCTTGTGAATTAACACCACAATTTTTAGAGAGGTTAACATTTCTTGTTTTTTTAGATTGGTTTTTGTTCTGATCACTTTGAGAAATCAATCTTAAATTTGAGGTTCTATTATCTGTCTTAATTCTATTAATATGATCAATGTATAATTTTCCATCAAATTGATAATTCATAATTAAACTATGTAAATATTTTGAATAATAATCAAAAGTATAACCTATATATCCATTTTTTGATTTATAAAACATTCTATTATCTAACTCTTTTAATTTTTCTTTATCAAAAATAAATGGTTCATTTTTATCAGTATTAGCAACTATATATTCTTTACTTTTATAAGTAACAATTTTATATTGATTCTTCATAATTGTTTGTAATAAATTACAATTATGAAAATAAATTCAATTTTTAAACTAACATTTTTATTAAAACTTTAATTTGAATATGCTAATCCACCCCGGATAGCGTTTTTATCCTTTAGTTTTCACTAAAAGCCGGACTATATCTTAAGAAAAACGTAATAACGTTTTCCCCAACTCCATTTA